CCAACATAAAGTTCTCCTGTTGTTACAGAAAACAATCGTATCTTACCATCCCAAATTCTATTTCTATATGCTGGCATAAAACGAGCGCCAGGTACTTCAAATGTAAAATAATCTGAAAGTGCCATTGCAGTTGATCTCTCACAATCAACTCTCATGTATACTTCATTTATTTTTTCTATTTTCATATAAACTGTGGGCCACGAACCCAACCAACTAAACTTTTTCTAACACCCTTTGTTATTGGTCTTACTCTGTGCCACAAATTAGACCTGAAACAAACCATTTCATTTTTTTCTAATACAATAGTTTCAAACCTTTTACCTTTTATATTAGGGCCATGTATTTCTATATCAAGTTCACCACCCTCATATTCATTTGGGTCATTTAATCCAATAGAAAAACTTAATTTTCTTGTAGTAGGTGTAGATAAAAAATTAGAATCTGTATGCCAATTATAATATTGGTCAACATCATAAACTGTGTATTGTAAATCCTCTAGAATAGTTAAATGATATTTCCAATTAGCTTCTAAATTTAAAAAACTTATAACAGAAAATAAATTTTGTTTTACTACATTATCTTTAATAAATTTTATTTTTGAATCTCTACTTTTTAAATTTACTTCAGTTTGTTCATTTTTTGTATTATCAGCTTTACCAACTTCTCCAGATATAAATTTTGAATCTACTACACGAATATTCTGCAACATCATTTCATCTAATTTATAAATCAAATACTGGTCTATAATTTTATTCATCCATACCTTCCATGAATCTTCTCCAATTAATAATATTTTTAATTTCAAAACTTCTACTATTAATTGTTTTCAAAACTTCTTCACAATAATCTTTACAAGTTTCAAAGTATTCTTTTTTCTGTAATAGAGTATTTAATTCTTCATCGGCTTCTAGATAGATTGGAATATCACCACGAAGAATTTTGTGGTCGAATGGTTTATCTCTATATACTTCAGGACTTGCTTTACCAGCGTAGTATTCCCATTTTTCTTTTTTCAAAGTTAGATAATCAAAATGATGTTTTCTTTCTTGTAATCTATATTTTGAGAATAGTCTTAAGTATTTTATTTTGAGTGCATGAGTACGAACGGTTTCTTTATCACATTCGATATCATCTATTGTTATGTCTTTTTCTGATTGTATTTTCAATTCTTCGAGGGTCATATTGAGTTCCATAATTTAAAAAGAGAGTGAGCAGTTTGGTTTGCAACTTGCAGTTTCTATATTATCTATTGAAAGACTGAAAGGTTGTCAAATGTTCAAGCCAACCTTAAACTGCTCATAATTATTTATAAAGTTTCAAATTCATAAATTGAATATTTGAAAGTTACTGTAGCTGTTAATGGTGTAGTTGTTGTAGATTGAACATCATACTCAACACCAGTAAGTGCAGATGGATACAAACTTTTAAAATTAACTCTGACAGTTGGATTATTTTTATTTGTCAAAATAGTTAATGTTGCATCACTTTCTAATGCAGATATGTTTGCAACTTTTGAACTTGTGTCTGTTCTACTAACATCACCACCTGCGTTTGGTTTTAATCCAGTTTCACCAGATGCAATTGCGTTTGCAAATTGTGTTGTACTTTTTGGAAAACCTATACCAATAATCCAATCATGTACTTCAATATAATTTGCAAAATTTTCTTGTACAATAAAAGTAAGATTTAAATCTTCGTAATTTACAACTTCACCCATTGCAGGTATTCTTTTAAATCTTGTTGTATATTCTGCATTACCATCAAATGATAAGCCTGGTACATTTGCTCGTATAACATTATACTGAACATTGGGTAATTTCATTATATCAAATCTAAACTGTGTATTATTTGCATAGTCTATATTTGATGGTTGTCTTGCAAGTGGGTTAAAATCTACCATAGTATTTTCCTTTTATGATACTATTTATACACAAAAAAAAAAGACCCACTTTTTAGGGTGGGTCTTTAGTGCGAGGTATATTATTTTATTATTATAAAATTACTATTATACTAAATTAGTAACCTTTACTCTACGATAGTAGACATTAGCATTTGCAGTCATTGTTCCGTCTGTAATTGCTGTACTACCTTGAGAGAATGGGTTCATTGCAAGACCGTATCTTGTTTTGAAACCAATTTTTGGTTGGAATGTATTCTCACCAACTGCACGAACCATTTGCAATGGAACATATGGGCAGTAGTAAATACCTGCATCATAAGGTGAAGAACCCTTATATCCAACAACGAAGAACTGATTAGCAGAACCGTTAGCAGAATATGGGTCAATATACACTTTGTACTTACCATTGATTGTACCAGCAAAAGTATTACCAGTATCGTCAACATTTAAGTTAGTGTTTAATGCAGGAGCATAGTCAAGAACACCAGCCATTGAAAGTGCAGAAGCAACATCTGAAGAACAGATAACTATGTTACCTTTTCCTCTACGAGTTTCTTGTGCAACAACATTTGCATCTCTTTCAACTTGGAATAATAGTCCTTTGAATTTCTCAACAGACCATCTACCATTTGAATCTGCATCTAAATCGAATGTACCTTGTGTAGTTGTATCAACAGCAGCACCTTCTTTTGCAGTAATGTAGATGTTTCTAACAACTTCTCTATTGATTTCAGCAAGAATCTCACTAGAAAGAATGTTAGCAAGTTCTGTTTCTGCGTCTAGACCGTGAATTGCTTTTAAGTCTTGAGCAAGTTCCATTGTGTACTCAGCTTTTAAAGCTCTTGATCTTGCAGTAACAGTTTGCTTGTCAATTGAGAACGCCATTTGTGCAAAAGCGTTTGTAGCAGAATCACCTTTTGCTTCAGCAGCCGATGTTTGCATTGCAACACCAGTTACATATGTACCAGCAGGGTCATCATTAAGAACAGCAGGGTTAGTACCTTGCATTTGAGTGTTACCACCAGCAAAGTCGTTATCTGGCTCAGCGTAGAAAGCTTCAGTACCAGTTTGTGACGCATACTTGGCTCTCATTGCAAAGATAAGACCTGTTGGGCCTGTCATAGGTTGTACACCACAAACATCATATGCAATTAAGTTAGGCATTGATCTTCTAACTAAAGAAATTAAGATTGGATCCCAATTTCCGATAGAAGCACCAGTTGAGTTTGTAGGTGCAGCCTCTGAAAGAAATGCGGCATCTTCTTTAAGGGCTTTTTCTTGGTTTTCTAGGATAACTGTGGTTACAGCTTTTCTATAAGAGTCTTTGATTTCAGGTAAATCTTTATGCTCTAAAACTGGCTGCCACTTTTCCTGTAAATGTTCAGTTTGAAACATTTGTATTTCTCCTTTTACAGTTTGTTAATATTATTTATTAAATTTTAAGTTTTTACACTTATCACTTTTTTGTTTTAGTGATTGCAGCCAAGTAACTTGCCATTGAACCACTAACTTCTTTCGATTCTACTTCTGATGAATCAGATTCAGAATCTACAGATTCACTAACTACTTTCTTCTTTGGGAAATAACTTTCTTTCAATGTTTCAAGTTTTTCCTTAAAAGATTCTTCCGTAGTAAATTCAGCATCTTTTGCTAATTCTTTAAACTTCTCGATTTCTGTATCTACTAAATCAGCAGAAACTTCAGCGATTAAAGAATCACGAACCATTCCAGATACTTTACCGTTTAACTCGGCATTTTTCTCGACTTGTTCGTTCAATTTCTTCTCTAACTCGTCAATCTTTTCAGATTGTGATTCGAGAACATCATACTTCTCATTTGGTACATCAATATAATGCTCTTCAAAAAGAGTTTTAAGACCAGTAATGAAATCTTCAGCAATTTCACCCTTTAATCCTCTTTCGATAGCTAATTCATTATCTTTTAACCATTGTTCTACAACATAGTTTAGATAGTTATCAACTTTTTCAGTTAAATCGGATTTAAAAGATTCCATTTGAGTTTCTGTTTCTTTTTTGCTTTCTTCTTCAATTCTTTCAACTTCTGAACGAATTTTAGATTTTACAGCAGCTTCAAAGATTGTTTTTGCTTTGTTTTTGAATTCTTCAGACAATTCTTGTCCATTCATTAACGCATCAACATCTTCAGAAACATCAATAGATGCTAAACGACTATCAAGAGTAGATTCCTCTTTCTCATCTTTCTCAACATCTTCTTTTTTAACTTCTGCTTTCATTTTGTAACCAGCAGCAATTTTTTTGGCTTTTGGATCAGCAGCTTTCTTGACTTTGTCTCCAGCTTTTGCAGAACCAGTATCTTTATCTTGTGGTTCGTCAACAGCAGGGCCTAAATCTTGAACTTCTCCATCAACCTTTTTTGAGGGTTCACCTTTGACAGCGCCTTTTTTCGCAACATCAGCTTGTGCTTCTTCTAATTCTTGCGATACTTCTGCCTCGAGTTCCTCAATTGTCTTATCTATTTCTGACATTGGGATTTCTCCTTTGGTTGTTGTTTTGTCATATTATATTTATAATTTTAAAGTTTTTTAAGGAACTTTGCAAACGCAAGCGCTTCAAAATTGTAAGTTTTTTTACGCACATCTGCTTCAATATCTTCCTTAATTTGTTCGACTTCTACCTCTTTTAGAATACCATTGGACCAAACCCATTCTTTTCCTTCCATAATACCTTCTACAAAGGCCTTTGGTGCAGATGGGTCTGCAACGATATCGGCAGCAGTTGCCAAATAAAAGTCATTTTTCACATAATTTGCACCATTTCTAGATTCTAGTGAACCCATGCCTCTAGATGAAACACCAAGTTTACCACCGTCTTTAATAAGTGCTTTCGCAATTTCCCCCATAGGAGTGGACAACAATTTTGCCTCACCAATGAAGTTCTTTCCATCAGCCTCTAAACTCGTAACCATATGTGAAACTCTGTCAAGATTGACAGTAGGACCGTCAGGATGTCCTAGTTCACCAAAGGCACGACCTTCAGCAACAAATTCTTTATTGTATCTATCTACTTCTTTTTGCAAAACAGCCATCGGATATACACGACCATTTCTGTTCTTAATGTCTGCTTGCATAAAGATACCTTTAATTTTCATTTCTTTTTCGCCGTCTTTTTCTTCAACAATATATTCTATATCATTGATTTGTTCTGCGATTAATTTCATAGTTATTTCCTTTAAATTGATAACATCTCTTTTTCAAAATAACTCATAATGTTCTTTTCAGGTACATTATGTTTCTTTGAAACTTGTTTTATTGTTTTTTCAAAAGTATTTATAAAATCTGACGGCTTTTTATCCATAATTGTAAAAATTTCATCAACAGCCTTCTTCATTTTAGGTGTTAATTTCTTATACTGTTGCGTCATCTTGTGTTCATCTTTTTCAGGCAACTGTTTTCTAAAATTTTCAAACGATTTAATCACTACTTTCTTCCTCTGGTGTTTCTGGAACATGATTCTTAATCATTGACTGTGAAACTTCTTGTCTTTTAACTGCAAGAGCATCACCAACTTTATTTGTTATAATAGAGTTGAAATGTGTTTCTGCTGAAACATTGTCACCACCAGATAGTGAATCTACAAAATCTTTAATATTACTCATAATTTATCTCCTTAATTTTCGTCATCTACTGGTTCTTCATCACCAGCATCTTCAGATTCGTTTTCAATTTGTTTGTTAATATCTTCTATTTCTTCGTCATTCATTCTTAAAATATTTTTCTTAATATACTCTTTAGAAAAATACTGTCCAACATAAGGTTCTATTTGACTTAACATTTCAAGTCTTTCTCTCATAACTTCTGCATTTTTGAGTTCTGTGAAATGACCATCTTGTAAAAAGTCAAACTGAATGTTTTCTTTAAACATTGGCCATTCATCAATTGCAATAATACCTTTTAACACTAATTGTGTTTTTAACATATCAGTAAACAAAACTGTAAACTTCTTACGAAGTTTCTGAACAAATTTTGTAAACTTCAATTCATCTCTTGTTATGTTATCAGAACGACCTATCTGAAATCCCGTTTCTTCTGCAAGTCTTGTTACTGGAACATTTAATGAACGATATAATTTTCTTTGAAAATATTTAATATCATCTATCTCACCAAGATTAGAACCGCCTGGTAGTGTGGTGATCTCTGTACCACGACCACCCTCTCTACGAGGCAACCAGAAATCTTCTAACATTGACATATGATTTCTGTCGTCACGAATCTCACCTGTACTTGCATCATAAACAAGTTTGTTTCTATAACGATTCATTACATCTTTAAGGTAAGCTTCTGCTTTGATTTTTGGTAAGTTACCAACATCAATGTAAAAAATTCTTCTTTCAGGAGCTCTTGAAATACGATAGATAACTAAAGAATCTTCAATCATTCTTAATTGATTGACTGGTTTGATTGCTTTGTGTAAATGTGATAGAACAGTACCTTTGTGCATATCTACCAAACCAGATGGACAATATGAAACTGAATCAGGTGATATCTTCAATCCTTGTGAAGTTGATTTACCATTACCTGAAGCATTAAAAAGATAATATTCTTGTGTTCTTTTTGTTAAGTCAAGACCAGTTCTTCTGTCTTTGTCAACAATTTGTTCTCTTACTTTTTTTATTTTTCTAGGGTCAATATATCTTACTTCTTGAATACCCTTTCTTGGTGATTTTTCATCAATAATTTTATGATAAAATAATCTACCATCAACATACCATCTTCTAAAGATGTCATGTCCTTTTGAATTAAAATCTAATAAACGCAAAACTTCGTCAAATTCCTCACGAATTTTTTGTTTAATTGTTTGTGAAATATCGAATTTATCTAACGATAACGATACTGACTGTCCTCTTTCATCAGATACTATGGCTTCATTTGTGATGTCCTCTATTGCACTATCACATTCAGCTTGTTGTGCAATATCACGATATCTTCTAATGAGGTCTAGTTCAGTTGCATCTCGACCGTCAGTCGATAAAACTGAAGAATAAAAACCACCACCTGCGATATCTATTGTTCCATCATCAGCAGAAGGTGGTGCAACACTCTGTGCTACACCACTTGTCTGTTTGTCATTTTTCGCCCTAGTAATTCTGAAACCGAATAACTCTGCCATTCTATAATTCTCCTATTCTTTCTACTTATTTAGTATACTTGAATTAGACACTACTTGCAGAGAATGATGTGTATCTCCATGTTACATCAAAAGTTTCAATATCACTAACTGTATCATATGATAACTCGATAGGTGCTAGAATTGTAGGCCAACAATTTGTTAACACATATGATTTCAATAAGTTGTCATCTCTGTCTAACTGTTCAACTGTTACTTGAGCAGTATAGTCTGCAACATTATTAAGACCAACATTAGTTTCTAAATCGTTAATTCCAGACATCCATCTTTCTATTGCGTTTCTAACCATAAAGTCAGTATCGTTTAGTACAGTAGTAGTCCATGTTTCAAATGTCCTATCACCAGCAATAAACAACTGTCTACCTCTGAAATTTACAGTAATTTCAGGAATAGTTTGACCAGGCAATGAAGTCGCTTTTACTAAAAATTGAGTTCTATTAGAATCAAGACCTGTTGCAATTGCACCAGGCGTTGTCATTATCACTCTATACTGATTAGCTCTAGCGCC